GGATAGGGATGAAGGTTGCGAGGGGTTTGATGTTAGGCAGACGACTGGCGGTGGCAGCGAAAAGGTCCCGGCCCGCAACTTCCACCCCACCGTTAAACCCACCGATCTGATGCGCTACCTATGCCGACTAATTGCGCCACCAAACGGAGTGATATTAGACCCGTTTGCAGGCAGCGGAAGCACTGGAAAAGCCGCTGTTATTGAAGGTTTTAGCTTTATCGGCATCGAAAAGCAGAAAGATTACATTGAAATCGCGCAAGCAAGAATCGAGGCAGTGGCATGAGCCGCCACGAGGACGAGGTTTGCAGGTTGATACAGCGTCGGTCCGATATGGGGCTAGCAAAGTACGGTGTGACGATGGAGCGGGACGATTTGAGCGAAATTGAGTGGCTAATGCATGCCCGTGATGAAGCCATGGATTTAGCTATCTACTTAACTAGGTTGATACATGACAAAAAGAATGGCTTGGCCTGACTTTAAGTTACCACCAATCAACCTATGGTCGGCGCCACGACAAGCGATCAAAGCCGCACGTGTAAAGCCAGCACATATCAAACTAGGCTTTCGCTGTGGTCTTGAGTCGCTTTACAGACTACGAAACAAAGGATAGACAATGGAAATCGACAAATTATTGGATGATGTGCTGGAAAAAGAGGGTGGCTATGTCCATCACCCAGCCGACAGGGGCGGCCCAACTAAGCACGGCATCACACAAGACACGCTAAGCGAGTGGCGCGGCAGGCCGGTTGCTGTGTCCGATGTGCAGATTTTGAGCAAAGACGAGGCGCGGCAAATCTACAGGTCAGAATATTACTTAAAGCCGCAAATCGACAAACTTCCCGCTATCATGCAGCCGATTGTGTTTGATATGGCCGTTAACAATGGGCCAAAAAAAGCTGTTGAGTTGTTACAGGAAGTGGTAGACCGCATGAGCGGCAAGCGGCTAGAGATTGACGGTGTAATTGGGCCGATGACTATCGCGGCCTGCACTATAGCTGCTAACGTCTATGGCAAGGATGTTGTGCGGCAGATCGTTGCCAGGCGCAGGGCTTTTTATGACGCTATCGTGAAAGCCAAACCCAGCCAGTCAGTTTTTCTGAAAGGCTGGTTGGCTAGGGCTGATTCGTTTTTAGCCTGATTTAGCTAGATAAGATTTGATGGCTTGCTCTATGTTAGCTGTTCGTGTGCCGGGTAGCTGATCAAGAGCTGTCAGCACGCCAGGCAAGAGCCTAATTGTTATGCTTTTGCGTTGTACCGGCTTGGCAGCATTGCGTGAGCCGGTAGGGGCGCCACGCTTTGGTTTGTTGCTGTTCATTATTTTAGTTTGTTGAATCGCGCTGAATATCGCGTAATTCTGGATAATCGAACATCTTGAGCCCAAAATCAGATTCAATAAGGCGCTCTAAAGCATCATCTTCTAAATCGCCACTATATTCAGCAATCCAATCATTCAATGATGCTGTTAATACCTCACCACTATCTGATGCTATCGCATCCAGAATGTCTGCTACATCAGTAGCAATGGCATGAGGTAATCTATATGTGTTGATAGTAATCAATCCGCTTTGATAATTTACAAAATAGTTTGTCATGGCTATCTCTCTAAAAAAGTTTGTTAAGATAGGCCCCGAGATCACCGGGGCCTCTTTGAAGTATGCTAGTACTTGCTCAAGCTAACTGCTATAAGTTAGTTTTCCTCGGTGGTCTCGTCTACAAAAATCTCTACTCTCCACGCCATGCTTCCGTCAACACCATTGCTGCCTTCTGCGTCAGTCAAATAATCGTAGCCAGTATTGGTATCAGTCCAATCGTCGCATTCCGATCTTAGGTACTCTCTGTTTTCTTCAGAGTCAACGCAAACTGCAATGCAGTCATTGTTTTTGCTGAATTCGATAGCGTCTTTTGCTTTGTTAAAAGTTTTCATATCTTTTCTCCGGTTGGTTGATGGTATGGATGCTTTTCACGGTTCTTAGTATAGCGATCTTTATTTAATTTGCAAGACAAAATAAATAAATAAATAAAATATTTTTGGTTTTTGTTTGTGTTCAATCACTTACGTTATAATTAAATTGTGTTTAATTATTTGGTTAGCTTATGTTGACGCCAAAACAAGAGCAATTTGCGCAGTCTTTAGCGCAAGGATTGGATCAAGCTGAGGCATATCGATTAGCGTATGGCTGCCAAGACTGGAAGCCATCGTCTGTGTGGTCAAAGTCTAGTCAGCTTGCATCTAATGCAAAGGTCAGGCAAAGGATTGAGGAATTGCGAAAAGAGCTATCAGAAAAAGCACTCTGGAAGCGCGAGGACAGCGTTAGAGTGCTTGTCGAGGTCATTAACGATGGTGAGTCAAGGGCAAGTGAAAAGACTTCCGCTGTGAAGGTGCTAAACGAAATGCACGGCTATAACGAGCCGGTTAAGGTAGAGCATAGCGGCATTGTCGGCATTCAGCTAAACGTGAATTTTGTCTGATGACTACAGTTAATCTGCCAAAGCAACTGCAATTCCTTTTTCAGCCGCATCGGTACAAGATTGCTTATGGTGGCCGTGGCTCTGGTAAGTCATGGGGCTTTGCTATTGCATTGCTATTGCTTGCAGCTCAAAAGCCGATGCGCGTACTGTGCGCCAGGGAGGTGCAAAAATCCATCAAGCAATCGGTGCATACCTTGCTAAGCGATCAGATTCAGTCTCTAGGGTTAGGCGCTATCTCACAGGTACTAGAGACTGAGATTCGGTTTGCCAATGGCTCTACGTTCAGCTTTGCCGGACTTGCATCGCATACGGTTGAATCAATCAAGTCGTTTGAGGGGTGCGATATTGTCTGGATCGAAGAAGGTCAGACGATCAGCAAGCGGAGTTGGAACATACTGATTCCAACCATTCGTAAGCCTGGATCTGAAATCTGGGTGACGTTCAACCCAGACCTTGATACAGATGATACCTATGTCCGGTTTGTGTTGAATCCGCCAGCGTCGGCAAGAGTCGTCAAGATGAATTACAGTGACAATCCCTGGTTCCCGGAAGTGCTAGAGCAAGAGCGATTACATTGTCAGACACACAACCCAGCAGACTACGAGAACATATGGGAAGGCAACTGTAAATCAGCAGTTGACGGGGCGATTTATGCCGCAGAAATTGCCGCGCTGCAAGAGGAAGGCCGATTGTGCCATGCACCTTATGACCCCACATTGAAAGTTCACACCGTCTGGGACTTAGGCTGGAATGACAGCATGTGCATTGCCCTGGTGCAGCGTAGCCCGTCGGGTGAAGTGCGCATCATCGATTACATCGAGGACAGCCACCGCACGTTAGACAGCTATGTAATGCAGTTGATTGATATGCGCCTTAACTGGGGCTTTGACTTTCTACCGCACGACGGGCGGACAAAGGATTTTAAGAGCGGCAAATCGTCGGAAGAAATCCTCACCGCCATGGGCCGCACGGTGCAGATACTTGGTCGCGATGATGTCGAGGAAGGAATTAAGCTAGCGCGGATGATGTTCGGCAGGCTATGGGTAGACAAGAAAGCCGGCGAGTTGATTGATCGATTGAAAAGATACCGCAGGATGCAAAACCAGAAAACGCTAGAGTTCGGCGCACCATTGCACGACGAAAACTCACACGGGGCTGACTGCTTGCGTTATGTAGCCATGGCTGAGCCGCAGATGAACAACAGCGAGTGGAGCGGAAATCTTAACTACCCGCGCATTTATGCCTAAAACATTAGTAAAACCTAATATGGTAAAATGCTTACATTAAATACTGTCGGGAGACAGCATGGAAATATCAGACGATGAATTAGTCTCGATCATCGACGGCGAGTTATCGCAGTCAGTTGGTCATTACGGTGGAAAGCTGGCAGAGGATCGGCGCAAGGCTTTGCAATACTATTTGTGCGTGCCAGAGGGCGACCTAGCCCCGCCGGAGATCGAGGGGCGTTCGACTTACATCTCGCCGGATGTGGCCAATACAATTAACTGGATGCTGCCTAATCTGATGCGCACGTTCACGGCTGGCGATTCAGCCGTTGAGTTAGTGCCAAAGCAGCCCGGCAGTGAGTCAAAAGCCAAGGATGCGACCGAGTTTTTGAATTACGTTTTCTACCAGCAGAACAACGGCTTCCAGATTCTTCAGACTTGGTTCACCGATGCCATGCTGAGCAAAAACGGCTTTGTTATGGTTTGGTGGGATGAGCATGAGGTCGAGGAACGCGAGGAATATCAGGGCTTATCTGATCTTGAGTTGCAGCTATTGCTAGACTCTGACGAAGTTGAGCCGCTAGAGCATTCCAGCTATCAAGACGAGCAACAAGTGTCAGCATGGCAACAGCAAGTTACGCAGATACAGCAACAGTATCAGCAGGCGGCCATGCAAGCTCAGCAACAAGGCCAGCCAGCACCGCCAGAACCGGAATTACCACCCGAACCGATGCTGCATGACGTGGCAGTGAAGCGCGTCAAGCAGTCCGGCAGGGTGCGTATTGAGAACATCCCGCCTGAAAACTTCATGATTTCCCGTGATGCGTTGACTTTGGAGGATGCGCGTTTTTGTGCTTATCAGGTGCAGCGCACACGTTCATACTTGCAAGCAGCAGGCTATCAAAATGTAGATAAGCTGGTTGCAGATGATTCTATCGTCGCTTACTCGGCAGAGCGCGTAGAGCGCCAACAACAGAACAATGGCTGGGCGTATGAAGATCAGCGTCCCAGTGGCGATAGGTCACAGGATTTGCTGTGGATTTCTTACTGTTACATTCAAGCCGACCGTAATGGCGATGGCATTGCGGAATGGTTGAAAGTCGTTAAATGTGCCGACCAGATTCTTGAAATCGAGGAATGCGACGGCCATCCGTTTGTGGATGTGTGTGCAATTCCGTTACCGCATCAGTTCTTTGGTCAGTCTATCGCAGACATGGCCATGGACGCGCAGAAGGTTAAGACTGCCGTTATGCGGTCAATGTTGGATAACCTGTATTTGCAGGTCAATGGCCGGTATTTTGCGGTCGAGAATCAATGCAACTTAGACGACCTGATGACTAGCAGGCCTGGCGGCATTGTGCGCGTTCGGCAACCTGGCATGGTGGGCAGGCTAGACCAGTCCATGGCTGGATTCGGCGAGGCGCTAAAGATTGCCGAGTTATTGGAGTCGGAAAAAGAAAACCGTACAGGCTTTACCCGATACAGCCAAGGCACAGATGCCAACAACCTAAACAAGACAGCGACAGGCATCAATATCTTGACCAATCGGGCGGATTTGCGTCTTGAGCTGGTGGCCCGTAACTTTGCCGAGCGTGGGGTAAAACAGTTATTCGCCAAGATTCTAAAGCTGGTTTGCCAGCATCAAGACAATGCGGCACAGATTAGAGTCGCTGGCGCGTGGATTGAAATGAACCCGCGTGAGTGGCGAGATAAGTTTGAGTTGTCTATCAATGTCGGGCTGGGCACAAACAATAAAGACCAGCAAGTTCAACAAATGCAAATGTTGCTAGGAATCCAGCAGCAAATGATGGGTATTGGCTTGGTGCAGCCGCAAAACATCTATGCATCTTTGTCAAAACTTAGTGAAAGCATGGGCTTTAAGGCGCCTGAGCAGTTTTTTGTTGACCCCAGCAAGCAGCAAGTACAAATGCCACCAAATCCGCAGGCGCAGGCCGAAATGGCGAAAATGCAGGCCATGCAGCAGCAAAAGCAGGTTGAGATTCAGGCGCAAATGCAGCTTGAGCAAGCCAAGACGCAGAATGAAATTCAACGATTCCAGGCTGAAACACAAATCGAGCTACAGAAAGCGCAATTGCAGGCTGAAATCGAATTGCAAAAAGCGCAGTTGCAAGCCAATACACAAATCAAGATAGCCAAAATCAAACAAGCAATTACTGGTCAGAACGACCCTGAGCTAATGACGCAAACCGTGTCAACGCTTCTGGCGCAAATCACAGATGCTATCTCATCGATTAACGCACCGAAACAAGTCATAAGAGACCAATCCGGCAAGGTGGTTGGTGTGCAGCCAATTGAGATGCCAAGAGCAAATCAAATGCCGGTGATGTATGACGAAGAAGGCGAGCTATCAGAGATAGACGACCGGCAGAACTTAGCCAGCCTGTTAGACCAGCTTAGCAATGAAATTGCATCAATCAACAAGCCCAAGCAGGTCATAAGAGACCAGTCCGGCAAGGTGGTTGGCGTGCAATCAATTGAACAATAGGTGACAAATGACTCAATTATTTACGAATAATGCAGCATCTACGTTAGCATCATCGGTATCAGATATAACCACCAGCCTTGTGCTGGCCACTGGAGAGGGGGCAAAATTCCCGGCAATTACTGGGTCAGATTATTTTCTCTTGGTGCTGTATGAGGTAGTTGATAGCAGGGAAATCAATCACGAAATCGTCAAAGTCACAGCCCGGTCAAGCGATACGCTGACAGTGGTGCGCGGTCAGGAAGGCACAACCGCAAGAGCGTGGGGAATTGGCACAGCAATCGAGCTGCGGGACACAGCCGCAACCTTGGCTGGCATGCTGCAAGCAACGGTCACATCACCGCAAAACAATCAAGCGATAGTGTATGACAGTGCTAGTGGCAACTGGATCAACAGCAGCACCATCAAGACGACGATTGATTCACCGCAAGCGACCATTACAGCAAACAGTTCTGGTAATGCGGTTACGATTACCCAAACCGGCACAGGTAATGCACTGGTTGTTGAGGATAGTGCGAGTCCAGATAGTACGCCGGTTGTGGTTGACGCGAATGGGTCTTTTATATCTGGTCATACAGCAGCATTAGCTTTTACGAGAGCGCAAACATCCAGTGGCACCGCTACTGTAGTTCCTAGGATAGGAATAATCTCTAGTACTACAGCCGCGCAATTTGGAACTTTCTACTATAACTCAACTGTAGCCGCCGCAAAAACAGGAATCACTATTGCCCGTAGTCGAGGTGTAGACCCTAATACAAAAGGCGTATTAGTCTCATCCGATACTATAGGGGGAATAGATTTTATAGGGGATGATGGGTCAAATTTCCTATCGGCAAGCACAATATTTTCATCTGTAGACGGAACCCCCGGCACAAACGCCATGCCAGGAAGGTTATCTCTGCTTACTACACGCGGTGGTCAATTCACAATCTCATCTATCGCTAGAGTATCAAACGTAGTTACAGTTACAGCTTCATCAACAGTTGCAGGATTAATTGCAGTAAATGATTCAGTTGTCATTGCTGGTGTAACCGATACCGGATTCAACGGTACTTTTACTATTACCGCAATACCAACTTCAACTACATTTACTTTTGCTCAAACGGCTGCCGATGCTAGTAGTTCTGGTGGAACTGCTACTGTTGGGATTACTACGCCTACTGAGAGATTGAGGATTGATAGTGCAGGTAGGGTTGGGCTTAACTCCACGCCATTGATCACATCTGGTGTTAGATACCAAACCCCAGTAACAGGTGCAGCAACTTGCTATGGATTTTATGTACAGCCTACAATTAGACCTGACGTATCGACTGAAGCCAGATTATACTTTTCTTACCCTAGTGTAGATGCAGGAGCGAATTTAGGCTTTCTATCACATTTTTATGTACAAAATAATGTATTTACCGGCACAGTAGTTAATCAATATGGTTTTCTCGTATCTTCTTTAACTACAGGCGCAACCAATAACTACGGCTTTTTTGGCAATATTCCGTCAGGTACAGGCAGATGGAACTTCTATGCAGCGGGTACAGCTTCAAACTACTTTGGCGGCGATACAACTATATCGGTAAATACAACTGCCGATGCTTTAAGGATTACACAAGCTGGAACTGGAAATGCGTTAGTTGTTGAGGATAGTGCGAATCCTGATAGTACGCCTTTTATAATCACGGCAACTGGTCAAGTCGTTCAAGGACATACCTCAGTTGATTCTGCCTGGTACTCTCCAAGCACAACACCAGACTTTTTCTCAATAGCTAACACCGCTGGCACAAAAGGTTTTGCATCAATAAACTATAACGGTTCGGCAGGATTTACTTTATACAGGGCAAATGGCGGAGTAATAGGTACTGAGCAATCTGTAGTTAATGGGGATATTTTAGGGGTAATATCTTTCGGTGGGCATGACGGAGGCTCACCATCGTTTAAAAACTGCGCTTATATTTTTGCAACTGTAGATGGGACTACTGGAACAAATGCTATACCTACTAGACTTGCATTCAGCACTACACGTGGCGGCCGATTCACAATCTCATCAATTTCCCGCGCCTCAAACGTAGTGACGGTTACTGCTTCATCAACAGTCGCAGGCTTAATTGCTGTAAATGACTCAGTTGTTATCGCAGATGTAACCGATTCCGGATTCAACGGTACTTTTACTATTACCGCCATACCGACTTCAACTACATTTACATTCGCACAAACGGCTTCTGATGCTAGTAGTTCTGGTGGAACAGCTACGGTTGGAATTACTACACCGACTGAAGCAATAAGAATTACAAGCTCTAGAGGTATCGGAATAGGAGGTACACCATCAGCGGGTGAAAGATGTACTGTATTTAACGGTCAAGTTACTGGATTATCTAATCAATATGGATTTGTTGCGCACTCTGGATTAACTGGAGCTACAAACAATTACGGCTTCATTTCAAATATTCCAGCCAGTACAGGAAGATGGAGTTTTTATGCTGTTTCAGGTTCGGCGGCTAGTTATTTTGCTTGCGATATGCAATTTGATAAAACCGTCACCGCAGCAGGTACAACTGGTGCGCAAACGATTAACAAAAACGCAGGCTCAGTCAATTTTGCAGCCGCAGCAACATCGTTAGTCGTCACAGATTCCCGAGTTACAACCAGTTCTATCATTATCGCAACTGTAGCAACCAACGATTCAACCATGAAATCGGTGGCCGCAGTGGCAGGTTCAGGTTCGTTTACTTTGCACGCCAACGCCGCTGCAACCGCAGAAACTAGAGTCAATTTTCTAATCATCAACTAAGGAAAACGCAATGAGCAAATACCAACAGCAAAACATCACCGGCGAAGAATATACCCGCTGCAACGTGATCACGATTGTCAATCCACTGAACAAAACTCCGTCCATTCAGTTCAATGAGGAACGAATCACTGTCTTGTCAGATCGTGTTTTAGAAACACCAATCGGGCAAATTACTATTGCTTTTGATGCAAGCAAAGAGATTGTTTTGCTTAACCCGCAAACCGGCGAGCCCGTGGGCAAATCCATCACGCATTTAGATTTATATGTGGCTCTTTATAGCGCCTATATTGCCTCGGCAACAGCCAGGGACGCGGCGCAAGCCGAAGAAGCTGCTAACCCATGATTGCATCGTCAACCCTTGCCGGTAGAGTCGTTGCAGGTGCGGCAAGAGCCATTGCCTCAGCGTCAGCAGGCATTGCCACAGGATCGAGCACACCAAGGCGCATCTGGGCGAAACCCAAACCAGTTGCTACGGTAGCTGGCGAGCCTTTAGAGGGTAAGCGCCGAATCATTCGGGCGATCAAGCGAAAAGCTAAGCAAGATGCTGAATATCTTGATTATGCTTCATTAGAATATAGTAAAATACTAATAAACCAAGTCAGGCCGCCGATTATTTCGATGGATGACATGATGCAGGCCGAGCTAGAGCAGGTTTATCGTGCTGAGATGATGCAGGCGATTAGCGCAGCGATTCGGCAACGTGAGCAAGATGAGGAAGAAAGCCTGTTGGCGTTATTACTATGATTGATGAATACCGGCTTAAATTTGAGATTGACGCAGGCAACAAGGCCGAGGCCGTGCTATCCAATCCGGTAATCATGGAGGCGGTCAAAGCCATTGAGCAGGAGATTATAGAGCTATGGCAACAAGAGTCAGACCCAGCAAAACAGAACAGCCTGTGGCATCAACAAACGGCATTGAAGGCGATTTGGCAGAAGCTAGAGTCGCAAGTGATGACCGGCAAGATGGCCAGCCAGCAACTTGGGAAGAAATAAACGCCTTTGCGCTGCAACTTGAGCGTGAATGGCCAAAAGACATAACCGGGGTATTTATGCCGACGCCTACCCGTGATTGGTGGGTGGGTAATCGATGCGAAGCCCCTGTTTTACCCGGTGAGCTGGGTGTCAGGTTACACACCGGGGAAATTGTCTTGGTGACCAAGCACTGTCGTGATGACAGCGCATTCCTTTAAGGAGATAGAAAAATGGATGAGTCAAACGCCAACCCAATGGGAGCCGCTGAAGCATCAACGGGAGTCGATCCCGTCGAACTGTTCGCCCAAAAACTAGACGCTGAGTTTAATCCTCAGTCCGAGGCCCAAGCAGCACCGCAGGAAGTCGATAGCCAGAAAGAAATCCTGGACGACCAATCCGAAGACGGTGATGAGCTGGATAGCCAAGAGGATGAGGAAGAAGAGCAGACAATCAAAGTCAAGATCAACGGGGAATGGATCGAAGTGCCTGTGTCTGAGGCGGCGGAAGGTTACAGCAGGGAAGTTGACTACCGCAACAAGACTAAGCAACTAGCTGAAATGCGCCGCGAAATGGAAGCGGCATTCATTCAGGAAAGACAATCCGTTAGCGAGGACAGGCGGCAATTACAGGAGGCGACACAGTTTTTATTGTCGCAAATCCAAGAAGTGCCACCACCTGACCCACGCTTGATAGATGTCAACCCGACTGAGTATCTGCGACATAAGGAAGCGTATGAGCGCAACATCCAATTGCAACGCACAGCCATGAACGCACTTCAGCGGACACGGGAAGCTGAGCAAATGGAAAATGAGCAAATGCGGCAATATCGGCTTGAATTAGCGGAAAGAATACTTGAGGAAAATTTGCCAGAGTGGAGAGACCCTAATCAGCGAGCAGCGATTAGCAGGAAAATTGTAGACCACATGTCGCAATTTGGTTACACCGCAGAAAGGCTTAAAAATATCGAAGACCCAGGAGATATTTTTTTCCTCAAAAATACTTATGAAAACGCGGAAAAAGCACGCCTGTGGGACGAATTGCAAGCTAAAAGCAAGCAAACAACCAAAAGGATGCAGCAATTGCCCCCGCGCGCAGAAAGACCGAGCAGAGGCACTGCAAAAGCATCGGATGGCAGAACGGACGCCATGCGAGCATTGAAACGAAGCGGACGGGCTGAGGACGCGGCAGCGATTTTCAGCAAGATGCTTTAACGATTTTTTCTCGGCGAGATGCCGACATGATCCCTTAGCGGGAGGTTTTTTATGGCCCTATACAGTGGCGCTCAAACTAGCTTTACCTACAACAGCTTGGTGAACGCGGAAGATGTTTCAGACGTGATTGCCAATATTGCCCCCACAGATACGCCATTTTTGAGCGCGTTAAAGCGTTCCAAGGCAAACAACACCCTGCATGAATTCATCACCGATGATCTGACCACAGCCGCAAATAACAAGCAGCTTGAAGGCGATGTATTTACAGCTGACAGCAGACCGACCCCGGTTAGGCTGAATAACCGCACACAGATCAGCCGCAAAGTGGTAGCGGTTACCCGTACCCAACAAGCCAGCAATCCTTATGGCATGCGCGATATGTTGGCCTATCAAATGGCTAACAGTTCAAAAGAGCTTAAGCGTGACCAAGAGGTTGCTTTAACCCAAAACACCACAGCGGCAGCCGGTAACGATACCACTGCACGCCAGTTGCGCGGTTTGGAGGGCTGGATTGCTACGAATGACAGCCTTGGTTCTGGTGGTGCGTCGCCTGTGTACACATCGACCCCAGGCACAGCGCCTACCGATGGTACACAACGCGCCTTTACTGAGTCGCTGTTGAAAGACGTGCTGCAAAGCGTGTACACCGCTGGCGGTAATCCCACCATGATTATGGTTGGCCCTGCACAAAAGCAAACCTTGTCAAGCTTTACCGGCAATGCCACCCGCATGACCGAAGCTGGGGAAGAAAAATTGGTGACTGGTATTTCCGTTTATGTCAGCGATTTCGGCACATTGAAAGTGGTTCCTAATCGTTTCCAACGCGCAAGAACCGCGTTTGTGTTGGATATGGATTATTGGGCATTGGCCGAAATGACCGCACCGCAAATGCAAGACTTGCCAAAAACCTTTGATGGTGTCGGTAAGGTGCTGGTGACTGAGTACACACTGGAAGCCCGTCAGGAAAAAGCCTCTGGCGCTATCCGCGACTTGTTATAACCATGATTGCCCGGTGTAACAGTCGGGCACTTTAAAGAGGTTTTTATGCCACAAATTAAACAAAACCCAGATGGGTCGTTAGGCGTACAGGGCGCAGATTTGGACGATGGTGCGTTCGTTGTTTTGGAATTGCAGTACACCACCACCTCACCTTTAACGTCAACTGTTGCCGTATTGGCTCGGCGCATGGTGGTTAAATCCATCATCTTGCGACCCGATGTAGCCAGCTCTAACGCGGTAACAGTGACTCTGCGCAAGGTTGCGTCAGGTACAGCCATTGCATCCGGTACAGCTTTGCATACCGGCACGGGCAACTTGCAAGGCACAGCAAATACCAATCAGGTGCTAGCAGTGACTACGGCTGACAGCATTGTTGATGCCGGTCAAGCCATTGGCGCGGTCATTTCCGGCGCTCTTGGTGCGGCAGGTTCAGGCACGATAACTGTTTTGTTAGCGCCAGCGTAAAACACAAACCCCGTTGACTCGGGGTTTTCTTTATTGTCGGGAGACAAGATGAACGCAATTTCTGTAATCGCTTCTTGCGCCAATATTACGACCAGCGGCACAACTGCCCGTATAGCTATCCCAAACGCTGCCAGCGGCAAAGCCCCGTTT